CAGATGTCGCAAGTGTATATGGCGATGTTATTCCGCCTGACACTACATCAATCGTACCTACGTGATGGGCTGTCATAATACTTGTTAGCGTTATACTCGAAACAGGTGCAACTGTTGCATTAAATGATTCAGTCGTATCAGTTCCTGGCGTCAATGTTTCAACGTAAGTACCATAGTCTTCTAAATTAACGATAGTAGCATTGATGTCCAACGTCAACCCAGTAACATCTAGTGATGACGGATTGACCGCAGTCACTGAGTATGGATTTCCTTCATGATACGAATCTGTATCGATAACTGTAACCAATGCATTACTTATTAGATCAATTGAAAATCCATCAACGATAACAGTACTTGGTGATAAAACAGAGGGACTTGCTATACTTTCTGCAACTATAGAGTCGTACACAAACTGAGTTTTATTAAACCAAATATCGACTCCGTCAATAGACGCAGATGGTGTCGTTAGATCATCTGTTACATTGCGGTGAGGGAATATTGGATTGTTCACAGTTCCAACGTATGCCAAATCAGATGGCGTATTACTTAATCCAATATAATCTACATTGCAATTCCATAAGTTTCCATCAAGTCTTACTTCATTGCCAAACTTATATGATGTTGAATTATTCCATGTGTCTATGTTGGCGTAATCGCTCGTTGCATCAAATAACGTTTCCAACTCAGATATATTATATATAACATTGTCTGCTTCGGTGTCAAGCAAATCGCCTGCTGTTAATAATGTAGTTACATTTTCTTCATATGATTTCACGTCAAATATAGGCGCGTTTACCTTATTAACAAACACTATATCGCTGCTGCTAAAATCAATAACAGATGGATTTAACACAACATCAGATGGAGTAATTTCGATTTCAGTCGATTCGGTTATGGTTGTATCACCAAAGTTACCCTGTCTAAACATAAATTCTTCATCTATGTTAATCGTACTTCTGCCGTCGTTTATAAGTTTACTACGCGCAACAGATTGTATTACAGACTTTGTACCTTTTGCCTTAATCACTCCTTGAAAAAACTTACTAACTGCTGTATCTGATAAACTTAACCTTGAAACCCAATCTCTGTTAACATTGTTAAGCATCAAATTCTCTGCTTTGGTAATTTGCTTATTGAACTTATCTACATTAAAATCGTAGAAATTTGAAATCTCTTCAACCGTTGAATCAAAGTTCTGCATTATAGTATTATCTCTAACTAAGAATCCAGGCGCTTGCTTAGCACCAGTCCAGTTGCGAGTACGCTGACCAATCAATTTTAATCGCAGTTGTCTAACATTGGTTACATCATCAAACACGGTTTCATTAAATTGTGTTACATTATTGAATAGGAACGCATGTTCGTGTGTTACCATCGCAGTACCAATACTAGCAATAGCAGTCACGCCAGGCTTTGTTTCAACTGTCAATGAATTAGTATCTCGATTTATAAGTAAATCAGATGCTTCAATTGTATGTCGTCCTTCATTCAGAATGGAATTTAACTTTCCAGGCAATGTATTATATTCTAACACAACATGTGATGTATTAGCAAATGATATTTTTCTGTCAATGGGAATAATATATGTATCATCTACCGATGCGGTGATCGCCCATTGAGCAAAACTGAATGCTTTGCCATCTCCAGTTTTTCCAAATTGATAACCAACACTATCTAAGTATGCATAGTTACCACGTATAAAGTTATATACATCTTGTATGCGAACAAATTGTGCTTCATATTCTGCAATAGATACGACATCTGAAAAATATTTGTATTTCTTTATAGTCGCAGTATCATTCAAATTAATATTAATATGATCATTTACATTTGATGTACGTGGTTCAAGGAATTTAAATTGTTGCTTATGATTAGTAATGCCATCTACTGTATAACTTGTTGCATTTTTTGTAATAGTAATATTACATGCAACATGAACATCTGATGGCGAACTAGTATACATTATCAACGGTGCATCCAGTTGATTTAATGTATACTTGCCATTGGAGCCAGTTTCGGTTTCAATCTTCATTAAATGAGGTGCTGTAAATCCACCCAATTGTTGCAGTAATCTCGTATCACTGAGAATATAATTAGTAGTAAAGACGTCATCAAAGAAATTTCTCTGAGCATATGATGTTTGTACTTGGTTAATACCAGGACGATATTGGGTACCATCATGGTTTACATTCGCATTAAATGTTGCTTTCGCTGCCACATATCCAGGATATGTTTCTTTATCTGCAAGTTTCGCTGTTGCTGTTGCTGAACGTAATTCAATCGTTGGCTTAGTTTGGTAATTACCTCCACGAGATGTTAACGTAACACCTATGATTTTAAAATTTAAATCGAAATCTAAGGTTGCAGTCGATTTGTAATATAAGCCGCCGCCGCTTATTAATATCTCCGTATCGGGCTCAAATGATGAGTCACTTGATAACACAGATATTGAATCTATATACGCAGCCTTATTATTTGTATTGTCATACATCATAGTAGTAGTGATCAATCCTTTGGTGAATCTGTCAATATTCATTCCAGTGATGTTTGTAAATGATCCATGCACACTCGTTTGAAAGAAGTCTGTCCAGGCTTTGGTTGGATTTAATTTAACGACTGCATCGACCATCGCTGCATGACCCAATGAACTATTGCGCCATTCGAACTCAACTGGTGCCCAATCGCCAAATACAAATGGTGTTGCTTTATCGAGATCAGTGGGTGTGCCCAATACAACTGCTGGATCTTCCAATAATCCAGTAACAGTTACAGGACTTTTAGTTGCGAAGTCCCAGTAGTATCTTGCGAAATATAAATCTTGCTTTATTGGTGTAGATGGTTCGCTAACCAATCCAGTGTTGAATGCACTTAACATTGCTGTTCGTTTAGTCGGATCAGTCCAACTATAGTTTTCATCCCACCATGAAGGCTTATCACTATATCCTAGCATATGCCAAGGTGTGATGTGAGGTGTCGTTGTACCAAACAATACATTGTACGCACCTTTCCAATGACCCGGAAGGTTAGATTTTAAATGACCTTCTGTGATTGAAATGGATGAATAATTCCACGTAGTTGAATCAAGTGCATCAAAATAGTTTGCTGGATTTAATGTAGTTTGTGCTGTCTTTGTGTACCAATCTTTAAAATATTTGTCTACGTAGTTGTCTATTTTATTTAATGTGTACCAAGTACCACGATGTTGCGATGGTAAATATTTGACAAAACTATTCGCATAATGCGAATCTTGCTTACGCATTCCATTATACACACGAGTCTCTATGTCGTACAATACTGCCGCAACTGGATCAAAGTTAATGTCATTAATTTTTGCTAATTCAGCATTCGCCTTTAATGTATACACACTTCCATCATGTCCTATCAATTCATTAGAAAGCACTTGAGGAACATATGTATGCGATAATCCAAGTTTAGCCATACTCGCTGGTACATTACTATCGGCATCCATTTGATAATAATATGATCTGATAGAAGTAAATTGGATATCTGTGAATTCTACTGGAATAGAAATTAATGTTATCTTACTACCATCTAAAGTATAATCTTTGCCCAATGTTAATAGATGAGTGACTGCAATATTATCACCATCTCTGTTATCTGTGCAATACAAATACATATGATCTTTTCTGAAATCATCATTGTTAAGTGTAATACCCAAATGATAGTCAACAGTACCAGCAATATATGCTACTTCCACATACTGTGATCGTTGCGAGTATAGCATATTTGAATTCTTATGAACTGCTGTTCCTTTATGTGATTGTGTCATCGCATCTATTACATCTGTGGTCAATGCGCGAACATCGTTGTATGGTTTTGTTTTATATAAGCGTTTTGTTTGTGCCATGACACGCTGCTTAAATGACCACCAATCTCTTCCCTGTTCAAATAAGGCTGTTGCGATATTCATTTCATCAATTCCATAACACAAGTCATGCATAATGCTTATATCATCATGTAAAAATATTTCACCAGCATATGATTTAACGATAATGCTGCTATGATAATTGTTATCACCAAACGCATCGCCCACAAATCCTGGCGTGCTTTCTATGATACTTAACCAATGTGATAATGTCTCTTGTATTGTAAATTCTGTTACCAACTCATTATTTGCATTATGTAGATGAACATCTGGTATTTGAGTTTGCTCAGCATTGCTGCGCGTTGTATCATTATTGTAATATTCCACATCTATTGTAGCAAAATTAGATTGCTCATCAGCGACTTGGATATCTGTTATCTCTATTGTAGTTTCATTGATATCATATTCAGATGCTGGCAATTTTCTTCCATTAACATATACAGTATGAAAAAATTCATCCTGTGATAGGTTTGTTATGATGCGACCTCTGTTCAATACTGAATCAGATGCTGAACCAAATTCAAGTACAAATGATACTTCATCTGGCAATGTGACTGTAATTTCTTCACCAATAACAGATGTCGGGAATATACTACCATCAGTATTGTAGAATGTTAAATCCTTTGCTGGTGTAATGTCGTGAAACACATATGATGTATCTTTGCCCAATATCAACTCTGGCTGATTTGTTCTACTTCGGTTGTATACACCTTCTGATAAAACTTCAGTTGTTGTTATATTGCCATCTCGCTCAAATACCAAGAACTCTTTGTCAACTCTCCAATTACCATACCCAACTGGAACAGTAATGATTGAGTCTTCTGCAAATAATTGAATACTGTCTTTAGCACCCATTGAATACGAACTAGGTATATATGTACTTGCATTGTTCATTCCTTTAACAAAGAAATAATATCCTGGGATCTCAGCAGCAACGTGTCCCATATCTCTTGAGTAGGTGTAGCGTTCTGTGAATAGATTATTTTCAAACACAATGTTTGCACCAGTGCCAGAATCTTTATATGAGATTGCGAAATTCAATTCGCTATCAACTGTTCCAGTGCCAACTTTGTATGAAAACACCTTGCTACTTACAAATGAACTTCCATTGAAACTACTTAATGATGTTCCTTCGTGATCGCATAATTTAAATAATGGCGCTGTGTTTGGCAGTGCTTTATTCTGTGCTAACTTAATTTCGCCATCGTAATACATATCACTTTTTGTATATGCACCAGTTCCTGACAACGAATCGTTTAAAGTAACGAATGTATCTCCATCCGTAAATGTATATGTGCGTTCAACTTCTGTTAGTATATCGGCTGCTGCTTTGATGTATATACCATTCCCTGTTGCAATACGCGAACCTAATGCAATCCCAGTAGCGTCTAAATCAGACAGTACATAATCTACTTGTCCTTTAAACACAACATCAGTTGCATAATTTGCATGACCATGATCAGTCATGTGCATTAATGTATCAAATTGTATAATCGGACGCTTCGCTCTGTTTTCAATAGTACAACTATCTAGTGCGACAAACGAAGTAATTAGTGTTTCTAAATATAATATACTGTCCTTATGTACCCAGTGGTTTGCGCGTGACCACGAACTTGCAATATTGTCAGATGTATCTATTACAATATAATCTTTAATAGTATGTACTTGTGCTACCGATTCTATGGAATAACTATAAGGAGTAGTATCCGTGAAGAACTTTTGGCCAGTTGAATCTATTAGTAATTTAAAACTAATTCGAGTACCAACGCCTGTCACTAAATATGTATTATCTGCAATAGCAGCATCGTAACCAATGAATTTTATTTTCAATCCATTGAACAACTCAACAGTATTTTCACTATCTGTAATTGTTCCTAGTGGTGCACCAGTGATAGTTGTTATCGGATTATCGTCGCCAGCAACCGAAAAGGTTGATTCATACACTGGGAGTTCTGCTGCCCAATAGTAAGAAACAAAATTTACAAATTTGTCTATGTTGATAGGCGGCGCATATACATATGCATTAGAGTTATATGCTGCATTATAACTATATTCATCAAAGTTCATTGCAACACTATTCGCGATATCACTAACTGAAATTGTATGTGTAACATTGTCTAATTCGTCAGTAGTAATGATTCCAGGTTCTAATTGATGTGCTGTGCTGTTTGTGTTTAAATAATTATCATCATAACGAATTAGTGACTTACCAGACATATTGCCTACAAATGCATCAACATTTTCCATGTCGCCTTTTGATATCATCTGATCAAATGTTGCGTCTAGCCATTTCTTGTTAAGGTCTGTCTTAAATGGCGTAGGTAACTTATTTACAGATTTGATTTCATTTACAGGGTAATCACCAGATCTCTTCTTAGGATCTGCTTGCTCTTGTTTATTAGATTTATAATTTTCCATATGTTACCTTAAATTGCCTTAATGTTTGCTTGTGTTATGCTAGTTACGATGTCGATATCTACGACAGTCGCGTCTGGTATGAATAACTCATCTGTCAATGGTGTTATTTGGAATAATGAACCAAATACACTAGTAGAACTTTCTGGTACTATTACGAATGAACTTATAACACCGATCAATTCGTTATGTACATATGCTGCCAATTCAGTGAAATAGAATGTCTCTCCGAAATCCCAAAGACCTATATCAAAGAAATTATTGATTGCAATAATCACTTTTGCCTTAATATCATTGTCTGTGAAATTCACGCCTGGAACTTTGATAACATTGAATCTTGCTCTCACTTCTGGATCTGCTACTGAACCAAATAATACTTTGTATTTAACTGGTCTATAGATGATGGTATCACTCATTGCTTTCTTTGTATCAACCGAACTAGATTGGTTGAACTGTCTATTTATTTCATCTATAGTTGGTGGCTGTGGCTTACCAGAAAATAAACGTGATTCCAACAACCAAGACTTGAAGGAATTATCATATTCCCTTGTCAATGTAAAGATATCAATAATGTTTGACAAACTAGGATCTACTATTTCATTCTCTGCTGGGATATGTGTCCACTCAAATCGCAATGCGCTCTTTGATTCAGCGATACCCACTATATCAAAATATGCATCTGGATTGTCTGCGCGTGAATCAGTAGAACTATCTAATAACGCAACGATGACTTTGTTTGATTGATATAATCCATTTGAATCTATATTATATCCCCATACATAAAATTTAACAAATGTAGCAGTTGTTGTATCATATAATTCAATGATGTCACGATTTCGTTTTTTAGTGAATTCATTGATATTGTATTCGTTTGTTAGATTCGAGAATTCAATTTGATCTGTTTCTATTTCATATCTAGATATGCGAGTAGTAACATCATAACCTGATCCTACTATCGCAGGAGTCACGTCGATTAACCACTTTAATGGACTAGTATCAACTACTGGTGTAATTACTTCCCAATATGCAGGTATCGCTTCATATCTATATTTTAATTGGAATGCTGATTCACTAGTTAATCTTGCTATAATATCTGCTTTTTCTGCTGTTGTAAATTGTTTTGCAAATGATGGATAGATCATATCCAATGAAGCACCCGTTGGTATTTCAATATCAAATGCGATCGCGCCAGTACCAGTAATAGTTAATCCAGATGCTTCGCCCTGTGTGTCATCTATTCCTCTACCATTGGCAAATATACTTGATACTTTCGCCCAATATTCCTCACCGCCTGATGTGAATTTAACTAATGCACCTATCGTGATATATTTTAAGTAATGAAGTTGAGCAGAACCAACCCCTTGTATCACACTTTGATAGTCATTGAAATACCCAGTAGTTTTATCATTGGTCTGCCATGTAAATATAACAGCATTCGGACTTACTTCATTTATAATTTTAGTTCTTAATGCCTCAAATGATGTTTTGAAGTCAGAGTAATACAAATTCAATAACTCATGATCATGTATCGCAGGCTTAATGTAATTTTCAAATACACTGTTGACAACAATATCATCAGTATGTTCTACTTTAGTGTCAGTTGAACGTGTAAGTGTACCGTCTGTGCCAAACAAATGTAGATTAGAATATGTACCAGTTGGATCATATAATTTAGCATAGCGACTATGTCCACTATGAGTTCGGTTGATGCTTTTTATTTTTAAAATATTCTCGCTTTGATTCAATAAAAAATTATTATAATCGTCTGCGGTAATCATTCTGTCTTGTGTTACGTAATTACGTGGTGCGTTTGTTTTGATTGTATCTATTGTTTCTGCACTACTTGCATTAACTACTGAAGATTTTAATTGCAATCCAACTGTCATCGTATACGTGTTACCATCTACACCGCTATAACTAATATTGATAGTTTTGTTTGATATATCGTCTGGACGCAATGTATAAGATATATTCTCACTTACACGATACCATACACGTATGATATTCTTTGGGATAGTACCAAAATTCTCATCAGTGAACATAATACTTATCTGATTATTTGCTCGTGTCTTTACTGCGAATATTTCACCATTTGCCTGAATATTATTATAGATTTCATTGTGACCAAAAACACTATCGACCTTAGTCCATTCTGCTCCTATAGTACCATTTTCGTCAATTGACTGAACCCATACATCTGAATTATTAACGTTTGGAACATCTATGTCAAGTGAAAGATTACTGATAGGATTGTCTATTACAAAATCCTTATACTGCAATGCGCCCTGTTTGAATCCACAGAAGAATCCAGATGTATTACTACTAACACCCTTGCCATCATTCTTATATATCAATGTAAATGCTGATGTTGGATTAGGAGTTGTTTCTGCCATGCTGCGAGATTGTCCGTTGTAATCTAAACTGATCACGTCAAACGATGAACTTGCTCCCGCTGCGGTTCCTTGAATTGAAAACTTAATTTGATCATTCGTAGCATTTAAATTATAATATTCAACTTGCTGACCAGCAATGTCAACATTAATTCTTGGTGTACCGAATTGATTTCCACTCGCAAATGCCGCATTCATAACAGTAATGAAATCATCTAGGTTATTGATGTTGGATGTGCTTTCATATCTAATTTCTTTACCAGCCAACGTAGTACCATCACTGCCGATTACAGTTTCATTAGTTTTTACACTAACTACTTTTAATTCACCGAATGCTGCTACGTTACGTCTCGGTTGATAACCTATGAATTCTGCCAATTTAAATACAGAATCTTGACGCACTGCTGTACTCAAGAAGTTGTTACGAGTATTTAAATCTGCACGGAATGCTAAGTTGTGTCCGAACTGTGCAATAAGATCTAGTAGTGCAACGAATTCACTTGATTCAATCCAGTCATTATAATTCTCTGGATACTTTGCTCGTACATAGTCAACCATCGTACTACGAATGGTAGTATAATCGTATGCTTGAAAATTCGCATTAATATACGAATCATACACAACGGTATAATCTTCCGCTGCAAATAACTTTGATTGTCTTACTGATTGTGTCATAATTTATAACTCGCCTGATTCACGGTCAAACTTTAATTCAAGTTCGGTTGCCGTCGTTGTCGGTATATACAATAATTCTATTATTACTGTCACCGTATGTTTATCTTCTTCTACCCTAACGATTTCACTTCTTAAATTGAAACGTGGGTCATAATTCACAATAATTGATACTTCCTGTTGAATTAAATCAACTGTAATATCATCTAGCGGCTGAAATACATAGTATGGCAAATTACTACCAAACTCTGGATTCGTCCATTTCTCCCCTTTGCGGATTGAAAAATGATTACTCAAGTCTTGTTTAGCAAGATCTAGATCAGATAGTTGCTTACTTGTATTCTTTTCACCAATTGTGGTGTAACCGATTATTTTATTCATACATATATTTATGCAAAAATTAACTACCGTGTTAATGACAGACATAAAAAAACCGCCTTGTAGACGGTTATATCATGATGATCTATGAATATTTAAGTTTTATTGAAAACTTTCCATTTCTTCTATTCTAACATGCTCTGATGGCCAGTTAATATAATCTAACCATTCAACTCGTGGGACTGTAATACCAAATGTCTTAGAAGAATAAGCAAGCGCGTGCCATGTAGGCTTCACAGGCTCACGAATAGGTCGCATTAATTTACTACCCTTCGCACCATTACACTTTTTACACGATGCTACACAGTTTGTCCAACTTGTACCACCACCGAGAGATTTTGGAATAACATGATCGATGGTTAATTTTTCATTATCAAACGGCTTAGCACAATACTGACACTCGTTTTGATCTCGTATGTATAAATTCCTTCGAGAGAACTTCGCTACAGTAGGTAATCTATGATATCGATTCAATATAACGACAGACGGCATCTGCATTTCAAAATTAGCAGAATGCAACATAGTATCGTAACTATCTAGTATTACTATTTTATTTTGGAAATGTGCCTTTACTGCGTTCTGCCAACTAATAGTACTCAGTGGTAGCATAGACAATGGCTGTGCGTCTGCATTCAATAGCAGCACTCGGTGATTCATTAGGTAATACCTTTATATTGTATTCGCAGTAGTAACTATCTGTCGTTTTCTTGTTTGTGTTAAGTTTGGTAAAAATCTTTTTGTTTCGGCGTAGTAAACATATTCCGCTTGCTGGCGTGCTAGTTTATCTGTCAATGCAGAATATTCTGTGCGCAGTGCCTGTAGTCCACGTTCTCGTAATAATGCTCGCTCGGTACGATTTCCATAATCACCCAACATCATTATCTTTGCAAGCGGCTGTGTTAACAGTCTATCGTATCCACTTTCAATTAATGCGGTTGCTATGTAATCCCACTTCTTATCTATAATCAATTGAGACAAATCAAACGTCCTTGCAGTCGTTCCGACTTTAGTGAAATCACCAGTGAAATAATATAGACATAGTAACGCATCGTATTGTGACTGACTCAATGTTTTAATTGCAAGTAGTCTCTTAAACCTTCGCTCTTTTGTTTTGAAGTCTTCTAGCCATTCACTATACGCTTCGCTTTCTAGTAATCCTACACTATTAATTTTATCGTTGATAGTATTGTAACCTATTTGAGTGTCATTGTCAAGGGTTGTTTTGTACCCTCTCCACTCGAATCGTCTCAATGCAAAATTAATAATATCACTACTTGCCTCAAATACACGTAGTTCTTGCTCTGTATCAACAACAGCAACGTCACTGATTGTCCAGCGAGAATAATCTATCACGGTTTCTGGTGTTATAGTAGTAGGTAATATAGTAGCCATTATGTTTTGCCTTTCGCTGTCTTGATTGTTTCTTGTATCTTACTCGCACCTTTCCACGGATGATGCTCTGGTACTCTCGCAGACACACTTTCTGTAACTGTTTCGTTAGTATCTAATTGGTTAACGGTCGGCGACAATGCACTCACTGAACTATTCATATAAACCATGCTAGCAGTATCTACACGATTTCCACCTGCTTTGTTATGAATATCATTCAATGCTTGTACTATCACATCAGTTCCACTTTTCATATTGATATTTTTCTTTGCTTCCATGTTGATGTTACCACCAGCATGTAAATTTAAATCTTCTGCTGCATGTATATTCACGCTTGCTTTACTATACATATCTATGTTGCCAGATTCGTCTAGTTCTATCCAAGCAGTGCCATCATGATTTGTAATGTATACAAATTTATTCGTATCGTCTAATAATATCTGTGCGCCTTGTCTAGTTCGCAATCTAATGTTTTTACTGTCTCCGTCTGAATCGCCGTCATCCATTGTGAATACATGGCCATTTAATGTGGTTATCCCAAATACGTTACTTGGTGATTCTCGTCGTGCACTAGACATACTATGACCACGGGAGTAATCATCTTGTAGTCCTTGTTTCTCCAACCATGCCTTCGCAATAGGATCAACGGGCTTCTTTACTTCATCGTCAGTATCAGTTGGATTCTTTTCACCAACTGGCTGAATAGTACCATCTTGTGATTCTGCGCTTGCACGACCACCCATCATGTGGTTTCTACTACGCGACATCAGTGACCCAACAATTATGCCTTGTTCTAATAATTCAACAAATGCAACTAGCACAGATGTTCCAACAGCAGGCGGTTGTGGCCACATACCATAACTTTTTGGTGTACCGTTTTCACTCGTGCCATCTTTACCATATGCCTTTTCATCATCAGTTACATCTGCTGCTGTTGTACCTGTAACGCCTCCATACGGAGTACACAATAAACAAATATGATCTACTTCACTATCTGCTAGCGAACCAAATTCACCGAATCGTACTGATACGCGACCAGTGTACATACTATCGGTATTATCAGTAACAATGCCTACATATTGTCCAGCAGGGAAATCTTTGCCCCGTACTGTCTTAATATTAATTCCCATTCTGTGATCCTATTTTTTTTAATTTTTGTTGAATTAAATCAGTAGACGAATTTCTATCGCGCATACCTTTCAACGATTGTGTAAACTTACCTAATTGAAATTTGCTCTCTACTTCTAATATTTTATATACACCACTTGATGCAATATCAAGTCTACGTGCACCGCCAGTCTTTCCATTGTCTGGTAGATAATTAATGAATACAATCAATGAATCTTCGTCTAAATTTTCAATAAGCGTTTTGTAGGTTGTTGCCTTAACATACGATCCAGGTGTTCCCAACCAATACGGATCACCTTTGATAGTCATATCAAACATAATGTAATCATGACTTGCTGCATTTATTTCTGCCTGATCTGCTGCGGTTACTGAATTTGGTTCATCACTATTCTTCTGATCTTTTGAATCTGTTGTTGTTACAGTATATGCAATATTTTCAAGTTGTGTAATCGGTGATGAATTGTTTACCGATAACTCACTTAGATACGTGGGCACTTTTGATTTTACCCTAGTTGCTTCTCCACGACCCATGTCGCCTGAGATTTTAGTATATGCAACACCATCAGATGGGTCACGAGTTAAATAAAACATCTGATTGAAATTTAAATTGAAGTCTAATACCTCTGAATTATTGCCAGCGAATAAAAAATTATAAGACTTGTAGATAGGCAATAACTCAAGTCTTCTAGATTGGTATGATGCATTAATAGTAGCACTCTGTTGACTGCTTGGATCTGGACTAGGATTAGTATGCGCTGTATGTAAACTAATTGTCAATGTAATTATTTCTTGGTCTGAATTTGTATACAAATCCTTTACGTCTTTGTATGCTATTGTTGGTGTTACTTTTATGAAGTCATTTACATACATATCAAGATTAGGTTTTGATTTACCCGTATCGCCTTGATCTCTTCGTTGACTTGATGCATGTGATATTTTATTTTGTGTATTTTTATTTTTGGCTTCATTTTGACTAAATGTATTATAAAAATCTGGTACTCGCTTAGTCAACATTTCAGTAATATACTCTACTATATTTTTATTCTTGAATATCATATACACCACTGCTTCAGGATTTAAATCGGTGGGGTGCCCAGTTCCAGTAATATCTGATTTCATGGAAGAATTGATATACTTCTCTTCAAACTTAGGATCTAGTTTAATTTCCCATTGTTTTGCATTTAGAACACTACCGTCAGTGATTTGTGTTTTTCGTATATTCTGCTCATGCTCATTCAACTCTATTTTCAGTTTATCTACAAATGATTTGACAGTGGTAATTCCTGACAACTTAATATCAGTTACGATTTTTGAACTCGCCACTGCTATCTTATGTTGATTTGCTCCCACAATGTTATATTGTGAACCTTCTGGACCAGCACTTGCATTGATGGTTGACATCAACATTGGATAATAGAATACGCCAGGAAATCTTTCTGGTGCAGAATTTGATACCTTTCTACCAATGAATTCAACTTTTAATACATATGTCGCAGTTTGCATAGTCGAAAACCCGAATGAATGACTGAGTTGCAATATTCTATTTAATAATTGAAATCCACCTGGCTCATATATATCAAATTGAAATGCACCAGTTGTTGTATTACCAGTATCAGATCCGGGAGAAATCCTAGACTGTAGTACTAAATTTTCTATTGAGTATTCTGATGTTTCTCCAGATGCAGCGATAATCACAGCCTTTTTGGTGATGACTGCGTTATTGTGATCTAATAGTCGCGGATTATTAAATACATCTCTATTAACAATGTACCATGTAAGTTTGTATGTTGGACTATCAACTGTTGAACACCAGTTAGGTGTTACATCTATTCTACTTGTAGACATGCATTTACCTTATATAAAATCTCTTGGGACTTGTATAGTTAGTCCAGACTTAAAATCAATGATCGGATCTTTTAAGATGTCTTGATTGAATTCTGCGAATACCCACCACAAGTTGGCATTTGAAAATAAATCATACGCCAACAGATCGGGTCGCTCGTTGTACTTTGATTCCAGAGTTAATGAATATACATCATATACTGATATATCACTGATGATAGATTCCATTACGTCAAGATATTTATTGTCTACAATTTCTGTATTCTTGTATACACTGTCTGTATCATATTGTACTGCCATATTATATCATTCCATTTCTTAATGTACTACCACTTGCATAATTAGCAAATGAGAATTCGTTACTTACCTTTGCTGGATTTTGCTGCATCATCATTGTGATAGATACTGCAAAACTTGTCGGTATTGATACTGGTGATGTGTCAGATGACGTACCAACTGGTACTTCAACTGTTATCAAATCTTCTGCGTCTGCAAATGTGTAATCAACGCCAGATACTACCACAGGAACATTATTATAATTGTATTCTCCGTATGCACTAAAGTGCAAAATTGGCGGTGGTGCGCCAGCAGTATTTGATGTTGTTCCATAATCCATTTTTGTCATTGCTTTTAAAAAATGCAAACATGCAATGTTGTACTTTGCTTCTGCTATTGTATTTGACACAAAATATGCCTGTATACTAATAGTAGGATTTGGCGTATTCACATAGTATTGTTGCTGATACACACTATGCGTTGTATCATATGTACCATAATTGGCTGAGAATGCTGCTTGCATCATAGCAGGTGTGTACGGAAATATGATGCCATTGACATCTGCTAATTCCTTCAAGATACCTGTCTTGAATAAGTTTTTTGCCCATTGTGCATTTGCATCACGCAATACTAATTTTGGTTTATTTTTACTTGGAATACCAGCCATTATCGTAATCTACCTTCGATGAAGTCAAAAATCTCTTGATCAAATTTACCAAAGAATTTGGTGAATGTCTGTTTCTTCTCTTCAAACTCTGCTTCACTGCGCATAACTTCTCTGAAATCGCTCGCACTCATACCACCTTGCTCGGTTGGCATTGTGATATAATATACACGATTTTCATCTTCTGTCTGTAAATTGTTCATATCATCTGGCATTGGAGCCAATACACCACCCGGCTTTAGTCGCCCAGCATCTTTTTCGCTGAACACTAATACGGTTGCTGTGTTACTCTTGTCTCTGCCTACCAATGAAACATCTGGACGATATGGTTGTGTATTAACAATATGATTTGCTGGTACACCAAACATCTTAGACATGATCGATGCCTTTTCTTCAAAGGTGAATGGATCAGTCGAGAAATCATCTGCCATATGCATTGATTGCTGTTTCTTGCCAAATGTAGTAGCGATAAATACATTATCTGCACCAAACTTGTTAACTAATTTTTTATACAACGCAAAGTGCCCTGAGTGCATTGGCTGGAAACGTCCGCCATAAAACACAGTGACTTGCTTTGCTATACTTTCTGTAATGATGTCTGATATACGCATCTTAATAATCTCCTACTTATCATGTATTTAGCCCAAGATAAACTATGTACTTAATGATTTCACTGTAATAACGAATAAGACTTGACAAACTGATCAAACTGATATATAATTGTACTAATATTAAACGGAGCAATAAACCTAATGGCAAGAGATCCCTCTACACATTACTTAAAGAACAAAGAAATACTTAAAGAAATACATAAATCTAAAATGACTTTCTGCTGGTTAGCAGACGAGCAATATTTCCTATTTGACCACATCGTAGAAGACTTCGATGAAATCAATGAAGAAACTATTCTGCTTGCAAAAGATGCACAAGCATCTAGGTTACAAAAGATTGCACACGAAGCAGAAGTGGTTCGATGGAATAATGGTGAATTAACCAAGAAAACTAAACCTAAAGCAGCCGAGTTCGCAGTGAGTATTGATTCTATCAAGACTACTGATATAGTATTCCGCGTTATGGGCTATGATCATATTCCATTAGAAGCACGTAAGAAGACACCTAAAACAGTAGCAGATCATCATTCTCGCTGTAATTTTCCAGCATATAAGCATCTTGCTATGGTTAATGATGAATGGACTGAAGTCGCTCGTTCTCATTGGGACGGTGAATTAGACACAGGTAAATTTAGTGTTACATGTGGTCACACAACTGAACGCTTAGCGATGATGTATATGAAATTATGTGAACGATACTCTATGCGCGGTAACTGGCGTGGATACACATATGTAGATGAAATGCGTGGTCAAGCAATTTTACAATTGACAATGATCGGTTTACAGTTCAATGAACTTAAATCACAGAATCCATTTGCATACTTCACTACTGTAATCAATAACTCGTTCACTCGTGTATTGAATCTAGAAAAACGCAATCAAAACATTCGTGATGATTTATTAGAAGAAGAAGGTCTAGAACCAAGTAACACTCGTATCTTCAACGCAGAATGGGAAGTACAGAAAACCAAATATATCCCTGCTGAGGAAACTGACGATGTCGAAGAATTACGGGTAATATCAGAAGAAGAAATCACAGAATGACTGGAAAGGACGAATTATAAATGAGTAAATTTTTTGATGAAGCAGTAATTTTCACAGATATACATTTTGGACTTAAAAATAATTCCAAGATGCATAACAATGATTGTCTTAACTTTATTAAATGGATGATAGAAGAAGCCCATAGTAGGAACATTAAAAAATGTTTCTTCTTGGGTGACTGGCATCATCACAGAGCGACTATCAATGTGGGTACTTTAAATTACACAGTTGATGCGTTACAGATACTGAATGATAATTTCGACGAAGTACATATGATCATGGGAAATCATGATCTGTATTATCGTGAAAAACGAGATATCAACTCACTACCATTTGCAAATAAATATCCTAACATCAACATCATCAATGATGAAATCTTTGAAGAAGATGGTGTTGCATTTGTCCCATGGTTAGTTGATGATGAATGGAAGAAGTTGAAGGAATTAAAGTCTAAGTTTATTTTCGGTCACTTTGAATTACCAGACTTTTACCTGAATGCTATGATTAAAATGCCCGATCACGGTGGATTAAAAGCATCAGACTTATCTAAAGCAGATAAAGTATTTTCTGGTCATTTCCATAAACGTCAGGAAAAAGGTAATATCATCTATCCAGGAAACTGTTTCCCACATAACTATTCAGATGCATGGGATGATGATCGTGGTATCACTTTCCTAAACTGGGATGGCACATACGACTTTAAAACATGGAAAGATGCACCTAAGTATCGCGTAGCAAACTTGAGTCAACTATTAGATGATGCTGGTAGTATATTGACAAATAACACACATTGTCGTATAATATTAGATATCAATATTTCATATGAAGAAGCAAATTATATTAAAGAAACATTTGCTGCCGATTATGATTTACGTGAAATATCGCTAATGCCGTCTAAGAAGGACAATGTATCTGGCGAAGACTGGGATACGGATGGAGATATATCAGTAGAAAATGTTGACCAAATTGTTCTTACTCAACTTGGTGCAATTACATCTAATTCTATTCGTAACGAAACTTTAATTTCAATTTATAACGACTTACACATATAAACTATGCTAACTATTAAAAATGTAACTATTAAAAACTTTCTTTCTGTTGGTAACGTCACTCAAGCCGTTACCATAAATGAAACTGGACTAACTCTAGTACTCGGCAATAATGTTGATATGGGTGGTGATGGTTCTCGTAATGGAGTAGGCAAAACTACTCTTATTAACGCAATCTCATATGCACTATTTGGTAGTGCATTATTTAATATTAAAAAATCAAATCTTATCAATAAGATCAACAACAAACACATGACTGTTACAGTTGATTTTGAAAAGAACGGTGCGCAATATCGCATTGAACGTGGACGTAGTCCTAATGTTTTTAAATTCTACGTAAATGAAGTAGATAATAGTGACATGACAGACGAAGGTCAAGGCGAAGGTCGCTTGACACAAGTTGCTATTGAAAAAGTCATTGGTATGACTCACACAATGTTCAAGCATATTATCGCCCTAAATACATACACTGAACCATTCTTGAGTATGCGTGCCAATGATCAGCGCGAGTTAATCGAACAACTGTTAGGTATTACTCAATTATCTGATAAAGCAGAATTACTTAAAGAACTTATCAGAACAGGTAAAGATAAAATACAAGAAGAAAATTATCGTGTTCGCGCAGTTGAAGATGCGAATGAGAGATTTAATGCAAGTATCAAAGATTTAGAACGTAGACAACGTCTATGGCATAGAACCAATGAAGAATCTATTACAGATCTTGAGTCAGATTTAATGGCGCTATACGAGATCGATGTAGAAATTGAATTGGAAGCACACATTGCATTTGAAGCATACACAGCAAGAAAAAATAAATTTAATGCTTACACCAAGGATATTGCTAAATTAACAACTACAGTTGAGCGTGAAAATAAACGCCTCATCAAAGCAGTTGAAGATTTAGATGCATCAATGGAACACAAATGTTACGCATGTGGACAAGAGATTCATGATGAAAAACATGAACAGATTCTTGAAACTAAAACATTGGCGGTTGCTGAATATAAAGAACAGATAGAGATAGATGTTGCTACTATTGAAGCATATACCAATGAACTAAATAACATAGGTGATTTAGGCGTTGCACCTAAATTGTTTTATAATACCGCACAAGAAGCATATGAACATCAGAATAAGTTGTCTAATACCATCGCATCTATTGAACGGAAGACAACGGAATCAGATCCGTATCAAGAACAAATTGATACATTAAAAGATACTGGGTTACAAACAGTTGATTGGGAAGAACTTAATCGTTTAACCGATATCAAAGATCATCAGGATTTTTTATTAAAACTATTAACAAACAAAGACTCGTTTATTCGTAAGCGTATCATTGAACAAAATCTACAGTTCCTTAATGTTCGTCTAGATCATTATATTACACAACTAGGACTACCACATGAAGTTAAATTTCAGAGTGACTTGTCTGTGAGTATTGTACAATTAGGACAAGATTTAGATTTTGACAATTTATCTAGGGGTGAACGCAATCGTTTAATTCTAGGATTGAGTTGGGCATTTAGAGATGTATACGAGAGTATGAATTCTGCTATCAACTTAATGTGTATTGACGAATTGATTGATTCAGGAATGGATAGTGTAGGTGTTGAAAGTGCGTTAACTGCTTTAAAGAAAATGGAGCGTGAACGTAATAAAGATATTCTACTTATCTCTCACAGAGATGAATTGATTGGTCGTGTTAATAGTGTATTACAAGTTACGAAAGAGAACGGATTCACTACATTTAACACAGAGATGGAAGTAATTGATACATAATATACCAAAACCTAAAAAAAAGATTGGCATTGATAAACAACCTGTAATAACAGGCAATGCCACTCATCCAAGTCAGTTCGATGTTGATCTGGCTGGAGATGAGGATAATACTTTATGGGTTTATAAATCAAACCTACAGAGCGAGGAAATCACCCAAAGTATTGGTGCTGATATTCTACAAAAATTAATAAGAGCCGTTAGTGGAAAAAAATAAAATTACATATGACTGGACATACGAAGGTAATGTTATAGAAGCATTGCCGGATGGGTGTGAAGCATTTGTGTATCTGATAACAAATACTGTTAGTGGTATGTTATATATAGGTAAAAAATTAGCAAAGTTTAAAACTACTAAACCACCACTAAAGGGAAAAAAGAATAAGAGACGTGGCACTAAAGAAAGTGACTGGAGAGAATATTTCGGCTCTAGTGATAGACTTAATGCAGACGTTGAAGCACTAGGTAAAGATAGTTTCACAAGAGAAATTATTCATATGTGTCCTACAAGGGGCATTGCAAGTTACCTAGAAGCACGCGAACAGTTTGAACGCAGAGTACTTGAAACAGATGATTACTACAATGGAATCATTAACGTTAGAGTAGGCGGATCAAAAGTTCTTAAAGAATACCTACAAGAAACTAAATCCTCGGGCTTATAAAATTATACTTGACAATCACTGAGAATCATGTATAATTATTACATAAACAAACACACTTAAACTAAAAACTTAAACAAACACACTTAAACTAAAAACTTAAACAAACCTCTAAACTAAAAAACTCAATCACTTCGCTGTCCTCAGCACTTAAACTAAAAACTTAATCACCTCGCATTGGCAAACCCCCTCAGAACCCTATAAAACTTAGATGGATGATACTGTTACCGTATCCGTGATGAATCTGCCGCCTTTGGGGCGATGTCGATGGACTTCCACGTGTTTCTTTTGGTCATTGCACTGGTCTGACCAACCGAAAAGAGTAGGCTCTTCTGAACTATTGAAACCTACGAGTAGTCAAAATCCGACGATATGGAAATTGATGTTCTTGCGTTGCTTGAAGCAGCATGTAATAAGAGGTACCGCGTAACCGCCTCCCCCAAGTGTAAAATTGGGTTTGTTATATCGAAGTGTGATTGGGTGATAGGAAAAAACTTTCTGTTCATTTAACAAATTTTTCACTTTCGCTGCATAAGCGAAGTGTGGATCAAGATCCTGGAAAAATAGATAGTAGTTATAGAATAGCCCAATCATTGATATATAGTAATAACAGTTAGAAACAATTAGATTAAAGAGTATAACAATAAGAAAAATACGAATGAGTGTAACGAATGAGATATTTTTTGAAGTTGTTCATTGCGAAGCAATGTTTATGTGATTACATTATTATGTTGTTCCTTGAACCAAGATATGTTGTTCATATAAATATATATATAATTAAGGAGTTCTATGAGTACAATGTCACTAAAAGAAAGATCACCAAAAGCAATAGAGTTTGAATCATTTAAGAATGATTTTATTAAGTTTACTATGGATGTGATTGAACAAGATAAAGGCGATGGTTGGCCTGTTTGTCCTTATGCTCGTAAAGCAAGAGTCAATGGCGAAATTCAATTCATGGATGGTAGAGATTTGAGTTATTCAAAGTCTGCATTAGAGACATTTGATAAGAGTCAGTTTAAAATGGCTGTTTGTTGGATGGGAGATGATTGTGATATAGATGTACTAGATAGCATCACATCGGAAATGCGTGCGTTATATCCAGAACATCATTATTTTGTAAGTACTGAATTGAGTGGATTATTCGTTAAGAACTTTACTCGTATTATTATTGTACAGATAAAAGAAGACATAGAAGATCGTCGTAAAAAACTTATTAAAACGAACTACTATGATTCATGGACACAAGAGTATTACGACGAAATAGTGAACGATTAAGATTCACTATTCCTCTCGTTGTATCGTTTGATGAACAAGTCTATCATGGGCACTGGCATTGTCATCAATGATTCGTATGTCATTGCACCATGTGACATGATAAGAATATCCATATGATTTGAATTTAACTTAGTTAGATCATCTTGGTATCTGTCAAGTATATCAGGAATTTCGTGCGGCTGACTTGTTGCTATCAGCCTGCGAAAAAATTTGACATATCGAGTTCTACCTCAGATTCCCATTCATGCGAACACGATTGACATACTGCTTTAAATTTGGTATCGATACCGTTATCGGATATCTTTTCAATATGATCTTTCATATCTTTATAATCGCTTTTTGAAATATTGTGCAACCATTCACGAATAGTTTCTATATCAGTTATTTCATTATCATCGTAGGTAACAGATACGATACAATTAACCATAAGATCAATTGTCAGTGTTGATATTTCTACAAATGTTTTTCCAAATTTTTCATTTCTTTCAGCATCAGATAATTCAGTATTAGCGAGTTCTTGTATCATTCTCTCTTGTTGAATTTGCTGTATCTGAATTAATGTTCTATCATTCACATTATATGGTTTCAATTTAACATTGAATTTATCTTGCAGAATCAAATTATTTGATACATCTATCGCCTTAACAGATCCTAGAATTCTGTTAATATCCATTTCAAGCATATTAAGTTCGCCACAAGACGGACATTTAATATCGATATCTATTCCATCCCCATAACTTGCTTTGCGTATTGCAAGTAGAAGAACCATTAAATCATTAACAGGCGTTGACTTAGGATCAGTGATATCTGGACAACACGAGGAAAGTAACGCAATCGTTGCTTCTCCGTTAAATAACGCATCTGGTGTCTTTGAGATTATTTCATCTCTTGCTGTCATTGGGTAGATTGCCAATTCACCGTCAGCACTTAATTTAGGCTTTTCGGTATAGTATTGTCCACCAGAAGGTAGACTTATGTACATTGATGGTATTTTATACGCTTTCAATAAAGGATTGTTACTCATTTTTTCTGCTCCATATAAATAGTAAGTAAAGTGATAATATAGGTGTGTATCTATATTTATCCTCATTAAATAGGTACTTAATTATGGCAATAGAAGACGACATCAGGAAGATTCACAATGATTATCCTTGGGCAAGTGAAGACACATTGGGGAAGATTGCCTCTAACACACGCACCGAGAATGCCAAATTAAAGAAAGTATTTCAATCATTGACAGGTGTTGAGTTTGATTATGATTCTGTTAAAAAAGAGTTTGAAGACGCTGAGGAATTATTTAAGAAAACTAACAAATTAATTACAAAGATGGAAGATGGAACTAAAAACATGTTCTCTGTCGTGTCGCGAGATACCGACCCATTAGAAGCAACCGCAGAACTATTGAAGATGAGCGTTGGGGCTATTTCTGCTACCGTTGGTGGTATTACCTCTTTTACACAGTTTCTAGGTCCTAAAGCCGCAGCAGTGTCATGGGTGGTTGATGGGGCTGTGGGGGTTGGTGTAGCGGCAGTCGGTGTAGCGGCAATATATGCAAAACTTATGTCGGAGCAAGAAAAAGGATTAAGACAGGTAATTGATTATGGTGGTGTTGTTGGTGATATGTCGCAATATACTGAAATGAGAGGATCATTGGCAGGCGTTGGTATGAGTATGCAAGAAATGACAAAGGTCATGAATGGAAACAAAGCCATGCTTGCAAATCTGCCAGACGGTTTGATGAATACTACGAAGCAATTTATAGATTTTTCTGGAAAAGTAGAATCTGAAACATCAAAGACAATGGGCGATTTTGGTTATGGCGTTGAGCAAATGACTACAAGATTGTTAGAAGAAGCCAATTTAATGTATATGTCAGGTGAATTGGAACAATTTGGTCAATTGACGAAAGATAAAATAAGAAAGAATTTCGAGTCAAGTAGTGCGATGACCACTTTCCTTGCAGAAAAATTTGGTAGTCAACGAAGTGCGTTATTAGCGATGAGAAGCGAAGCGATGACAAACATAGATTTCATGACAGCAATGTCAATGAATGGCGAATATCTAGCAAAGACATATGGTGAAAATGCAGCAGAGAATGTTAAAAATACTGGTGCAAATATAAAGATGTTATTCAGTACAGTATTGGGTCCGCAGTTTGGGGAACAAACTGAGCAAGTGTTTAACAATATGTTGAAAGATATTAATATAGACGCATCTGTTTTAAATAACATGCCGACTGATATGATTAATATGTTGAGTACACTGGGACCAGAGGTGTCTACTCAATTCAAAGATATAATGGAACAAGCGGGAACAGGAAAATTATCACAACCAGAATTGGTTATGAAAGTAAAAGAATTAACAACATCAATATCAATGGCGAGTCCTAGATATGGAGATGACCCGATAGTGCAACAATCAAACGATTTAATAGCACAAGCGCGTATAGCACCAGAAGCATTTATGGATTTGACAGTAGATCAATTAGACGCTGGATTAGAGAGTGTCAAATCATTAACCGAGCAAGCAGATAGTTCAATAGATGCAATAGATGCAGCAAGAGTTGGATTTAGAACAGTTGTGAACGAATTAACTCCAGGTTATGCACTTGGTGCAACTGCCGTTAAAGGCTTTTCAGGTGCTTTAGGATTAGTGCAATCTGCATTTGAATTTATCGGATTGATAAAGACAGAAGATAAGCCAATAGAACCCGAAGTTACCAATCCAGGCGCCAATATGTCTCAGAAGATGATGTCAAATGGCGGCGCTGGAAGTGTAGTAACAGACGAGAATTATGATGATATGTCAGATAATGTAAAAGAGGCATATGACGCATATAAGAAAGCACAAACACTAAAACAGAAAGCAGCATATGCTAATGCATATACTAATGCATATAATATTTTAAACAAGAATTTTAGTCCCGGACAATTTGCAGAAGGTGGCGGACCTGTTCCAATTCAACGACCTAATGGTAGATGGTATGCTAATATAAAAGATCCTAATTCACCTATAGGTAGTAAAAAAGTATATGTAGATGAGTTAAATGTAGTTGGTATGAAGTTTAACAATATGCACCAATTAGATAGTATGATTGGTAAAAAAATTAAAGAAATAACCGAAGTAATAGAAAAGACGGCAGTAACGGAGAATATGAATGGCGGATAAAACACACACTATCGAAGTTGAAGGAATATCAATACAAATACCTAAATGGGCTAGTGAAGAAACACTCAGTAAAATAGCAGAATTAACTGGTACATCTAATCTTATGTCAAGTGTAATAGCAAAGCATATAAAGACAGGTACGGTAAATACAGCACAGTTATCCGATGATATTCAAGGAATTGCAAAGGAATATGCTTCAAGTAATGAAGAAGTATCGATAGCAAAGAAAGAATCTCTAGACAAAAAACTAGTTGGTGCAGCAAAATCAACTAAAAATGCGGTTGACAAATTTAGTAATACTGATGCACCACTTACTTCAATGGTAGATATGCTTGGCGATATGGTTGGGGCTATTTCTGGTAGTGCAAAGGGAATGACAAAGGACATTGATGCAAACTCTAAGGCAGGGAAGTTATTAAAAACCGCAGGCATTGGAGTTGGTGCACTTGCCGGTACAGCATTAGCATGGGCAGGCTTTCAAGTCGGACAAATAGAACAATTTGCAAAAGCACAAGAGACTATGATAAATTCTGGTGCAATCATGTTTGGCGATACATCTCCATATGAAACATTGAAGCAATCAGCGATAGCATCAGGTCTAACATATACTGAATTAACCAAACTAGTTAGTCAAAATGGCGTTGCATTTCAGTCATTGGGCAATGGGGTATCAAGTGGTACGACTGCATTTACATCAATGTTCAAGTCGGTCAATGAGACAGGTGATAAATTTGGTGACTACGGTTTAAGATCGGCAGAAATGGCAGAAGTTTTAGCTGATTATGTAAACATACAGCGTATGACATTATCTAAAGATATGGCATTATTAAGCACTCAAGATAGTGTTGAATTAGGATTTCATAATTTGATGATTGAAACAACCGCATTAGCAAGTTTGACAGGTGAGAATAGATCAGAAATATTACAGAAACGCTTAGCCTCATTATCGCAACCACAAGTTGCAGCAGCATTGGCAACAATGGATAAAGCGGGAGGCGGACACGCAGAAGTAGCACGATCGTTCATATCACAATTTGCACTACTTGAAAGTTCTATGGGTCCTGTCGGAAAAGATATATCTGATAGATTTAATGATTATATCTTTAGAGTGGCAGACACCCCAGCAGATTTTGATATGGCAGTTGCATTGGGACCAGATTTGGCTACAGCACTCGATGCTGCAAATAATGGATTCACTGATAGAGTCAATGAGGTGTTTAGGTCTGGCGATATAGATGGCGCAAATAAGATGCTCGTTAAAGAGATGGCAAAGATGCGTGATGCAGAAGTAGGGTCAAGTAATGTAGTAGTTGGTTCGGTTCAGCATATCATTCAACAGTTGAAAGCTGGTGGTGTTATGGTAGACAAACAAATGAAAAAATTGATTGGTATGAGCAAAAGTGAGTACGCCACATATCTTAAAGAAATAGAAGAGAAATCAGTCACATCTGGTGCAATGACAGTCGCGATGAACAATATGAAAAAAACATTCATGATAATTCAAGATGCGTTTGTTTATAACTTAGATGAAGCATCTAATATGGCAGAAAAACTTGCAAATGGATTGAAATCTGGAACAGAGTCTATGAAAAACTTATTAAACAGATCAAATGAACCAGAGACTAACTTGCTTTACAAGAAAGACGATGAAACATTTAAAGATTACCAGATTAGACTTATGGAGTCTAGACTAGAGCAATCAGGCAACACAGATGAGTTGAAGGCGTTTAGAAAAAAGCACTCAATAACACCAATGACAGAAGGAAATATGCCAGAACCCACTGCCAATAATACAGGTACAGGTACAAGTAAAAGTACAAGATTGGATACACCAAATGAGAATGGCAGAATGACAGATACGAATAAAACAAAAATGATGCAAGATCCTGTTAATATTGGGGATAATAAGATGTCGCAGCATATAGAAGAGATTATAAAAACAAAACAGCAAACTGTAGCGGTTCTCAACCAGATGAAATCCGCTATGAAGAGCATACAGAGATCTAATGACTATAAACGAGCAGTTGATAATACTAATAAAACGGCATAATTTAAAAGCATAAATACTATCATAATGAAATTAAAAGGTAAATTACTATGAGTTGGAAGAAGCATTTTCAGAAGCACGACATGAATCAAGCGGGTCAACAGACCAAGCAATCTAGATGGCAAAGTTGGCTACCAGAAGTATATTCTGGTATGCCGAATCGTACAGAACGCTATACGCAATATGATCAGATGGATCAAGATTCTGAAATTAACGGTGCATTGGATACTATTGCAGAATTTAGTACACAGACAAGTCCTGAAACTAAATTGCCGTTTGAAATATTTTATAAATCAGAAGCAACTGATGCAGAAGTTTCTGCGTTATCCACTGCATTAAAGCAATGGTGTAACATAAATGATTTTGAGCGTAGAGCATTCAATATTATACGCGCAGCGATTAAATATGGAGATCATTTCTTTGTAAGAGATCCTGAGACGTTTAAACTATTTTGGGTTTCACCAGAAGATGTTACTAAGGCTGTTGTAAATGAATCAAATGGTAAAGAAATTGATCAATACATCATGCGCAATATCAACTTAAATTTGCATGATATGGTATTAACTGATACAAGAAATACTCAAAATATGGACATGCATAGTTCTCCAGGATTTACTAATACGACTAGTAACTCTGGATTATCTAGCAATCAAATGTCAGGAAATTCTAATGAAGAATATGCGGTTGACAGTTCACATGTTGTTCATATTTCAATGACTGACGGTATGACTGCTAGTTGGCCCTTTGGTCAAAGTATACTTGAATCAGTATTTAAAGTATATAAGCAAAAAGAATTACTAGAAGATTCAATCATCATTTACCGTGTGCAACGTGCACCAGAACGTCGAGTATTCTATATCGATGTTGGTAATATGCCAGCACATAAGGCTATGGGATTCGTTGAACGCGTTAAAAATGAAGTTCATCAGACTAGAATTCCTAATAAAACTGGTGGTGGTAGCAGTGTAGTAGATGCTGCATACAATCCATTATCAATCATGGAAGATTATTTCTTTGCTCAAACAGCAGAAGGGCGTGGTTCTAAGGTAGAAGTACTGCCCGGCGGTGATAATTTAGGCGAGATTGATGATCTAAAATACTTCAATAATAAGTTATTGAGAGGTTTACGTATACCGAGTTCGTATATGCCAACTGGTTCTGAAGATGGAACAGCGACATATAACGATGGTCGTTTAGGAACTGCATTGATACAAGAATATCGCTTTAGTAAGTATTGCGAACGTATTCAGTTATTGCTAGGTCCTGCATTAGATAATGAATTTAAAATGTTTTTGAAGTTCCGTGGAATTGATGTTACTAGTAGTTTGTTTGATTTAAAATTCGTAGAGCCACAGAGTTTCAGTAAGTACAGAGAGATTGAATTAGATTCAGCAAGAGCAGCAGTGTTTGGCAATCTAGAGGGTGTTGATTATTTGAGCAGACAGTTCCTTCTGAAGAAATATCTTGGGCTTAGTGAGTCAGAGATTACAGAAAATGAAATGTTATGGCGCAAGGAAAATAACGAAGGTGGTGAATCTAGTGATCCAGGTAGTGACTTAGGTTCTATAGGATTGCGTGCTGGTGATGTTGATGGATTTGAAGCAACAGAATTAGACGATGAAGAGTTTGACGATGGTGACTTCGACGAAGTAACACCAGACATGGATGGCGAAGGGGAGATAGGTAATGAGATTTAATGAATTAGCAATTGATGAAAGAAATGATGAAGACAAGTGGGATATTGACGATACTCGTCGCCCACGTCTGACTTTGAAGCATTTAAATAAGATTCGTAATAAGCGCGAATTGGCTAAAGCAGAATATGAAGATGAGCAGTCTGTTAATACAGCAATGTATGGTAAGCCATCAGAGTAAATAAAAGTTGATAAATAAAAGTAATAGATTGTATTATAATGTATTATTTTTATAAAAACGCGATTTTAAACGCGTTATTGGCTAGTTATAGGCAAAAAGTATTAAATACTAATGTAATAAATTAGTTCCCTAGTAGCCTACGGGATTAAATAAATAGATTTATAAAATAAAATTTTATTAAACGGAGAATATAAAATGAGCGTACAAGATCGTTATTCAAAGATCATTGAGAGCCTAGTAAACGGAGAAGGTGAAGTTGCATCTGATTTGTTACATGAAGCTTTTGTAGACAAAGCTCGTGAGATCTGGTCAGGTCTTGTGGAGCAAGATGAAATCGTCGAAGATGACATTTCAGAAGAAGAGATTGAAGAATCTTATTTCGACGAAGATGTTGATTCATTCGAAGAAGAAATTGCAGCAGAAGAAGAGTATGCAATGGAAGACGAAGGTGAAGAAGAAGAATTTGATGCTGAAGGTGAAGCAGAATTCGAACTAGCATCTGACGATGAAATGGATATGGACATGGACGCTGAAGGCGACATGGAGCCAGAATCAGAAGCAGGAATTGAAGACGCAATGTTAAGCGTTGAAGATGCACTTGCTGATTTAAAAGCAGAATTCGCACAGTTGATGGGCGATGATCTAGGTGATGAAGAAGAAGCAGGTTTATCTGACGAACTTCCAGCCGATGATTTCGCATCTGACATTGAGCCAGAAGCAGAAGAAGAGTTCGAAGAGCAGTTAGCATTCGAATCTGATGAAGCAGAAGAATTAGAAGAAGCCGCTGATCTTACAAAGATTGGTAAAGATGGAATGCATCCTTCAGAAATGCCAGCAGGAGATGACGGTAAAGCATCACCAGTTGCAGGCAAAAATGACATGGGTGGAAAAGTAATTCCAACTGGCGCAAAAGGATCTGAAGGCTCTAAGAAAGGCTTATCAGACGAATCAGCAAAAGACATGGGTGTAACACATCCTGGCGAAGGCGCTTCATTGAAGCCAGAAACTCGCGGTCATGGTGCTGAGAAGCGCGGTATGAAACAATAAAAATGCGCAATACACTGAATGAACATTTAACTTTCGATCAAGCAAACATTGTTACTGAAGCTGTGGATAACGGCAAAGGTGGTAAGGATTTGTATATGGAAGGTATTTTTGTTCAAGGTGATGCACGCAACCAAAATCAACGCGTATATCCAGCCTCTGAAATCAGACGAGCAGTTAATTCTGTTCAAGAAAAGATTCAAGGTGGATATTCAGTGTTGGGCGAAGCAGACCATCCAGATGATCTACAAGTGAATTTGGACCGAGTATCACACATCATTGAAAAAATGTGGATGAACGGGAATGATGGTTATGGCAAGCTAAAATTATTACCAACGCCAATGGGCAACATATGTAAAACTTTGTTGGACAATGGTGTAAAATTAGGCGTATCGAGTCGCGGTAGTGGTAACGTAGGTGACAATGGTAATGTGTCGGAATTTGAAATTGTAACGGTAGATATCGTTGCGAATCCAAGTGCTCCAGATGCATATCCAGATCCACTCTACGAGGCTATCATGAATGGCAGACGTAGCGACATTATTATGGATGTTGCGAAAGCTATAAATCACGATACAAAAGCCGAAAAGTATCTCCAGGAAGAGGTACTTAAAATGATCAATAACCTAGATTTTAGGAGAAAATAATGGCAAATGCAATTGAACAACTCCTAAGTTCAGAAGTTCTTTCAGAAGAAGTTCGTTCTACACTAACAGAAGCTTGGGAAACCAAGTTAACTGAAGCACGTGAAGAATTGACTAATGAACTTCGTGAAGAGTTCGCAACACGTTATGAAACTGACAAGCAGCAAATGGTGGAAGCACTAGACGCAATGATGTCAGATACAATTACAACGGAATTGCGCGAATTCGCAGCAGACAAAAAAGCAGCAGTAGAAGCAAAGGTGGCTTATGCAAGCCAAGTTGCAGAACATGCTAAGATGCTGGACACTTTTGTAATGGAAACTTTAAAGAAAGAAATTACAGAATTGCGCGATGATCGTAAACTTCAAGAAGGAAACTTTGAAAAGTTAGAAGACTTTGTAATGGAGCAACTAACTACTGAACTTAACGATTTCCACCAAGACAAACAAGACCTGTTAACAGAGAAAGTTAAATTGGTAAAAGAAGGCAAGAAAATGATTGCCGAGACGAAGCGTGAATTCATCTCTAAAGCAAGCGCAAAATTAGCGAGCATTGTTGAATCAACAGTGACTGGCGAGTTAAGCACTCTTAAAGAAGATATCATGTTAGCTAAAGAAAACATGTTTGGACGCAAGATTTTTGAAACTTTTGCAACTGAATTTATGAGTTCACATTTAGCAGAAGGCACACAGGTTTCAAAATTGAGCCTTGAATTATTAGATATGAAAACTGCTTTGGCAGAATCAGCATCTACTATTTCTGAAAAAGAAACATTAATTGAATCAACCAACAAAAAACTAAAGCGAGTTAATGAACGCGCTGAACGTAATTCTGTAATGGCTGATTTATTAAAGCCCTTGTCGAAGGACAAGCGTGAGTTAATGTCGAATCTACTTGAAAGTGTTGCTACTAGCAAACTTACTGTAGCATATGACAAGTACATTGGTACGGTTTTGAATGAAACTGTTTCAACGACTAAACGCACTACGCAAAAACTTAATGAGTCTCGCACTAGCGAGGTCACAGGTGATAAAACTAGCACACACGATCAAAGTACTGAAAGTAATGCAGATATCATTAACCTTAAAAAATTAGCTGGTATAAGCTAAAAAGGAGTATACCTAAAATGTCACAAAATTTATTTGAAAACTGGAACGTAACTAAAGACGCTCTAACTGACGGTTTAACAGGCAACAAGAAATCTGTAATGGAATCTGTGCTTGAAAACACTAAGAACTATTTAACAGAATCAGCAGCAACTGGTTCTACAATGGCAGGCAACATCGCTACTATGAATAAGGTAATTTTACCTGTTATTCGTCGTGTAATGCCTACCGTAATCGCTAACGAATTAGTTGGTGTTCAGCCAATGACTGGTCCTGTTGGACAAATTCACACATTGCGTGTGCGTTATTCTGAAGGCGCAGCAGGCGTATCAGCAGGCGACGAAGCATTGTCTCCATTCGCTATCGCTAAAGGCTATTCTGGTGATGCTACTACTGGCGGACCATCAGCAACTTCTGCTCTTGAAGCAACAGCAGGTCGTAAGCTTTCAATCCAAGTATTGAAGCAGACTGTTGAAGCGAAGACACGTAAGTTGTCAGCACGTTGGACTTTTGAAGCAGCACAAGATGCTAACTCAATGCACGGTCTTGACGTTGAAGCTGAAATCATGCAAGCACTTGCACAAGAAATCACAGCAGAAATCGACCAAGAAGTTCTTACTTCTTTACGCGCTCTTGCTGGTACTGCAACTGACACATATGACCAAGGCAACGTTTCTGGCGTAGCAACATTCGTAGGTGATCAACACGCAGCATTAGCAGTTTTGATTAACCGCGCAGCAAACTTGATCGCAGCACGTACTCGTCGTGGCGCTGGTAACTACGTTGTAGTTTCACCAACTATGTTGACTGTACTACAATCTGCTACTACTTCTGCGTTTGCACGCACAACTGAAGGTCCTTTTGAAGCACCTACTAACACTAAGTTTGTTGGTATGTTGAACAACACTATGAAAGTATTTGTTGATCAGTACGCTTCTGACGCTACTCCAATCCTAGTAGGATATAAGGGTGACGGCGAAATGGACGCAGCAGCATTCTACTGCCCATATATTCCACTAATGTCTTCTGGTACTGTACTAGATCCATCAACATTCGAACCTACTGTGTCATTCATGACTCGTTACGGTTATGTTGAGTTGAATAACCAGGCTTCATCTCTTGGTAATGCAGCAGACTACTTGGCTAAGATCGGCGTTAACTCTGGCGCATTGTCTTTCCAGTAAAACCTAATTTTAAATTAGAAATAAAAAACAGCCTTAGGGCTGTTTTTTTGTGGGCGATTATTAAAGCCCCATTCGTATCATAAATGCATCTTCTTTGTTTTTGAAGAGGACCATGTAACCATGCCCATCGTGGGCGTACAGCATATCATCATTGACGATTATCTTATTGTCCGAATTTTCTCCGTATAATACATCCATTTCGGCACCTGTCATAGTTCCGCCAATATATCTATCTACTATGATATATCTTAATTCATGCTTCCATCTTAGTTGTTCAATTTCGTTAACATCATTGATTCTAATAAAATAGGTATATCCATACTTGGATAATTTGAATCGTTTGTCTATTTTTGTGACTACATGAGGCTTAGTGTATCTCATATTACAATCCCATTTTCATCATAAATGCATCTTCTTCGTTTTTGAAGACGATGAAATATCCATAGTCATCGTATGCATAAAGCATGTCACGCTGTGTGATATGATATCCATATGCTGATTTTTCGTACAATGTATTCATTTCAGCATTGGTGATGATGTATAGTAATTTATATTGCTCCTTCAATATCTCCACAGTGGCGTAATCTTTAATTCTAATATAGCATATATATCCATATTTGGATAATTTGAATCGTTTGTCTATTTTTACGATAATATTAGGCTTAGTGTATTTCATAATAACTCGCAGTATATTTAAGTAACTGTTTAACTTGCTTTGCTTCCTTTGGGAAGATGGCACGATAACGAGCGTACACTGGTAGTTCATCAATGAACATTTCTGGATTACGTAATGCATTCATTGGATCACTTGAGTATCTAATTTCAACAGATAGATCATGTCCGTAAGCCATTTGCTCATGAGGATCACGCAAGTAACTACGCATCCAATCACGTTCAGTACCACCATTCTCTTTTAATTTCATTCCTTTTTGATGTCCAGATTGAAGAGTCTCAATTATTGATGGATTGATCTTATCATACTGGTTGAAATGAATTGTCTCATGTGCAAGCATTTTCATTAAAATTTCTTTAAAAGAAACGGGTCCCCACATATTCTCAAGATTTTTTGAGTGTAATATTACAGTGATTATTTTTCCATCGGTAGTTGACCAATCTGCCATTGCAGAAATCCATTCATTCTTATCAGCACGAGGTGCATGATTGACAATAAAATCAATAGACAACTCATCTATATTATTATAATTTAGAATATCTACTAATTCTTCTATGTCATCTACATCGTTATTATCTTCAAGAAACATTGAATACTCTATATTAGATTGATCTATAATTTCTTCAATATCTGCAATAAGATTAGAATCTGGATTGATGTTCATATATTGTCTCAATAATTAACTTACTTTACTAGTTTACAGTAACATATCTTACTTGTCAAGTCTAATTTGATAAATACTTAAAAGCATAAATAAGTATGTATATAATGCATAAACGGAGAATATAATGTCATCAGTAATAAATCCAGATAATGGTTCACTACGCATATTAGGTACGATAGATACCCTTAGTGTAATCGGTACAGATCTTACTTTAACAAGTACAGCAGATGTTAATTTAGCAGCACCAGTATTTGGCGATGGTGCCTTAAATGTAGCAGGTGGTGGGTACATAGGTGGACACTTATATGTAAATGGTAGTATAGTTGCAGATGGTGATATTGTTACGTTAGGTAATTCAGGATCAGGTGTTGTAATTGATGTAAGTCCTTCGGTTGCTGTGGCAACAATTAATGCCAATACTGGTGTATCATATCTTAATCAAACAACCAGTTTAGCATTGTCGCTTGGTGATGGAACAGAAGGTCAATTAAAAGTTATTGCAGTAACAGGTACTCCAACTGGAACTATTGTTATAACACCGACTACTCCAGTTGGATATACATCATTTAACTTGACAAATATAGGCGAATCTGTTACACTAGTATATACTGTTGTTGGTTGGATTGTTACGTCTAAAAATGGTGCAAATATAATTGTATAAATAATAATACAAAATAAAAAATAAAAAATACAAAATACAAAATACAAAAACTCATATAGAGATATTGATAAGGATGAAACATGAGCATCAATACAAATCATACACGCAATAAAATAACAGCAACAGAAAATGATCTTGTGTTAGATACAGTTGATGCCACTAGCAACATAAATGTATCAAATAATCGTATCACAGATCTACTTGATCCAGTTGATCTACAAGATGCAGTGACAAAGAGATTCTTAACAGACCAGTTGAATAATATACAAGGCGTATTAACGCAATTATCTCCTCAAAGTCCAGACAATATAAATCTTTCAACATTATCTATTTTAAATGGACAAACATATAGAATTACAGATTTCACACAGTCTGATAATACAGCAACTGGGTTATCTGCATCTGCGGGACAGATGGTTAATAATGTTTTACGCTCAAATGATTTTTCAACAAATACACTTTCTACAGTGGGTCCAGGAAATTCTGGAAATGTGCAACTATTACACAATGAATCTATTGTATCAGAATCCACTCTAGATGATAGCAACAATAATGGCATAGTTGGTTCATTGATTATATCAAACAATGTAGATTATGGCACAATCACGGGCAATCCGCTAGGATTTCATGATGTATATAATGTCAATATAATAGGCGAAGAAGCACCAGAAGGTTGGAATAACATTCGTATTCGTCATGCATTGGCAGATTCTACTGAATCTTCTACAAATACATCTGTATGGTATAGTGATCAAAGTAATACACCATCGCCTGCAATTACAAATGCTACCATAACGCCTAGTATTGCGACAACTGGTGTATTATATAGTTCAACAATCCCACATTATTCAAGTACACAGCAATTTGATATTACATTTGATGCAGCAAATTTAAGTGGTGATTTTTATCCGGCGACTGATACATTCATATTATCAGCAGGTGCCAACAATGCAGCAGCAGTAAATGCATTGAATAATATCACATATAACGATGCGAATATTACCACACCTCTACCGAGAAATTATTTAACCAATGGCACAACTACTAATATAACCACCATCACAACCATAAAAAATGCAACGGGAATTTCGACTACAAATGAAGGTCCTGCACTGATAGTTGATAATAGTTATTCAACCACACGTGTTGATTTTCCTATTGCTGAAAATGTATTATATATGTCGTCATCATCGGTATCTGTTATACACGAAAATAACATATCAGTTAATGTCGTTGGATACGGAAGTGGTAGCGCAGTACGTTACGAAACAGTAGACACCGATACACCAGTTGATACATCGTTTTTGCAATTTAACAGTCAATCAAGTACGCTAGATATAAGTGATGCTACGATAGTAGGTGGCGTTTTAACGCATGACATGACTGATTATTCTAATGGTTATTTGCCAGCAGGTCCTGATTTAAGTGACGGAAGAGCATCAGCACAGTATATTGAATTTGGATTTAATCGCACAGCAGTATCTAAATTCGCGATACAATGGAGTGGAAGAATATCAGGTTGTTGGGTCAAGATCCCAGGAACTAGTATAGATAACACTTCAACATTAAATGGTTGGCTAGATGTCAGATTGCCATATGAAGGTATTGGTATCCCTGGAGAAAATACATCAGCAAATGGCAATGGTACAAACGGCTGTGGATTAGCAGGCGTAATAACTACGGGAAGCAATGTGAATAACGAAACAATTAATCTAACATTCGGTACAGAATCAAGTTCGAATGCAACTAACAATTTGATTTTGGTTCGTTTTAAATTGCAACAAGGTGATTCTATCAATAGCCTAACATTTAAGAAGGCAACATAACGAATGGCTATTTCTGATATAAATAAAATTGATTTCTTGTGGAAGAAAGTTGGCTATGGCATAGCGAAGACAGATTCTACAACAAGTAAATCTGCCAGTAATGAATCAATTTCTAGTCCGTTGTTGCTACGCGGAGACACTATATGGACAGATTCGCATTTAATACCATCAGTAAAGCCTCAAGCAAGTTCTGAATTAATACAAGTATATAGTGACTATCTTTCTAATACACTTGAATGTGTTATGGATAATACGTCGACCCCAAATAGGACATGGAAAACTGATCAGACTGATTGGATACCAGTTGAATTTGGTTCTACATATCAATTAAAAGTTTATGTTGATACTCCAAATCAAACCGATCCTTCGACTACGGGCACTCGGCTATATCCAGATGGAACCAATAATGATGAATGGTTCTTTGATTATGTATCTGGTGTATTACATTTTGTTGGAGATTCATTGCCAGCATCAATGGTTGACGGAACAGTTGTATATGTAATAGGCGCAAGATATGTCGGTAATAAAGGACTAAGTGCGTATAGTCCAGCATCAGGTTCTGGCGCGGTTTCAGGAACTATCCCAGCCGCAGAAATATTTGTTGCATCTGGTTCACAAGATTCATGGACATTATTGCATACACCAGCAAGTGCAGAAGCAATTGATGTATATGTATATGATGTATTACAGCGCCCAGGCGAAGTATTTTCACTAACAGGTGCTACTATAAACTTTACTGAAATGCCCCCTAATGGTGCAGAAATCTATGTAAAATATAGATACCCATTTGCCGCTGTCACTGATAATTTAAATGATAGTATTGAAAACAGACACCTCAATTTAGAATACACTAGTGATCAGTATGTAGGAGATGATGATCAAATAATTTTTGATATAAATCATGGACATAATGTACATAGTGTAATTGTTATAGTTAATGGTGCGATCCTACCACCCCAAGAATATTCAATCTTGAATACTATATTGACATTAAATACAGCACCTACTAGTAGTGCTATCGTTGATATTCGGTATTTGCCAGTATAAATAACTTTTTTTCAATCAAAACGTAATCATTATATTTAATGAGATACACACACGTATAAATACTACTGTTATTAAACAGTAACGAATTGACCACAATAGCGGTCAATTAATATATATATTGATTGGAGAATAATTCATGGCTTTTAGACAGATTAAAGCACCCGCATTAGCGAACGCAGCAGTAGTAGTAGGCAAATTAGCAGCATCATCAGTATCAGGTCAAACTGGTTCTGAGTCGGTAGCATCGCTAGACACCTTCTTATTACACAGCGCGTCGGACGCATCATTGCGCAAAGTAACAGCAGCAGACCTTATCGGTTCATATTCAACTAATGATTTAGCAGAAGGTACTAACAAGTACTTTACTGACGCCCGTGCACAGGCAGCAGTAGCAACTGATATTTCAAATGCAGTAGCAGCAGAAGCACAGATCGCTCGTGCAGCAGAACTTGCAAACGCAGGCGATATTTCAGCAGAAGCAGAACGCGCATTAGCAGCAGAAATCGTACTCGCAGGCGATATTTCAGCAGAAGCAACTCGTGCAACAACACGTGAGAATGCAATCGAAACAGCTTATCAATCAGCTGATTTGGCATTGCAAACACAAATAACAAACATCCTCGCTAACGTTGATCCAGCAGCATTGGATTCATTAGCAGAAATTGTTGCAGAATTTCAGTCATCAGATAGTGCATTGTCAGCATCTATCACGGCTAACGCAACTGCTATCTCAAATGAAGTGGTACGTGCAACAGCAGCAGAAGGTGTTAACGCTGATGATATAGCAGCAGAAATTTCTCGCGCACAAGCAGCTGAAGGTGTTCTTACATCAGCAGTATCAACTGAGACAGCAGCACGCATCGCGGGCGACAACGATCTTGACGCACGTGTAACAGCAAACGAAGGTGATATTGTTACATTGACTTCAGGTTTGGCAGCAGAAATCTCAGCAACAAACGCTGATGTTACTACTCTAACAACAGCGATCTCAACTGAAGCATCTACAGCCCGTGCAGCAGAACTTGCAAACGCAGACTCTATTTCTGACGAAATGACAGCTCGTGCAAACGCAGACACAGCAGTACGTTCAGAATTTGCAGCAGCAGACGCACTACAAACTACAGCACTACAGGGTTATGCAGATACAGCAGAAGCAGACGCAATTGCAACAGCAGCAGCAGACGCAACTTCAAAAGCAGACACAGCAGAAGCAGATGCAATTGCATCAGCAGAAGCAAAAGACGTAGCTCGTGCAGTTACATCAGACGCAGCTGACACAGCACTAGATGGTCGTGCAACTACCCTAGAAACTGAAATGGACGATGCAGAATCACGTCTAACATTACTAGAAGAAGGCAACGGTACTGATCCACTAGATACAATCGCGCAAACATTTGCAGGCGGTATCAACGAACTACACACTGACACAAATGCAGTAGAAGTTCGTGTAACAGATGCAGAAGCAGATATTGCATCTAACGCATCAGCAATTGCTAACATTATCAGCAACACAGACGCAGCAGCACTTGATTCATTGACTGAGATTGTTTCAGCATTTGAAACAGCTGATTCTGCTCACACAGCAGCAATCAACGCAGCAGCAACTGATCGTGCATTGATCCGTACAGAAGTAGGTATTTCTGAAGGTTTGATCACAACAGCATTGAATGAAGAAATTGCAACTACAGGCGGCGAAATCGCAGCATTGCAGACAGCAGATTCAACAGAAGTTGCTAACCGTATCGCAGGTGATTCAGCATCAGTTGCAACAGCATCAGCAGACGCAACATCTAAGGCAGACGCAGCACTATTAGCAGCAGAAGCAAAAGACGTAGTACGTGCAGCAACAGCATCAGCAGACGCGACTACTAAAGCAGACGCAGCAGAAGCAGGTGCAATTGCAACAGCAAGTACAGATGCAACAACTAAAGCAGACGCAGCAGAAGCAGATGCAATTGCATCAGCAGAAGCAAAAGACGTAGCTCGTGCAGTTACATCAGACGCAGCAGATGACGCATTATCTTTGCGTGCAACAGCACTTGAAGGCGACATGGAAACTGCACAATCTGATATCGTAACTAACGCATCAGATATTTCACAAGAAGCAACCGATCGCGCAGCGGCAGATTTAACTTTAACTACTAACTTAGCAGCAGAAGTTACACGTGCAACAGCAGCAGAACTTGTTCTAACTAATGGTTTAGCAGCAGAAGCATCAGCAGCCCGTGCAGCAGAACTTGCAAATGCAACATCTATTTCAAACGAAGTATCTCGTGCAACAGATAAAGACAACGCACATGACACTGCAATCTCAACTAACGTTGGCAATATCGCAATTAACGCATCAGCAATCATCACCGAAGCAGGCATCGCAAGAGCAGCAGAATCTGCAAACGCAACTGCAATCTCAGATGAAGAAACTCGTGCAGTAACAGCAGAAGGTGTTCTAACTGACGCAGTAGCAGCAGAAGTTACACGTGCAACAACAGCAGAAGGTGTAAACGCAACAGCAGTATCAGACGAAGAAACTCGTGCAATAGCAGCAGAAGGTGTTCTTACAACAGCAGTAGCAACTAACGCATCAGATATCGCAGCAAATGATTCAGATATCGCAACTAACGCATCAGATATCGCATCTAACGTAACAGCGATCTCAACTGAAGCAACTACAGCACGTGCAGCAGAAGGTGTTCTAACTGACGCAGTAGCAGCAGAAGCAACTACAGCACGTGCAGCAGAACTTGTTCTAACTGACGCAGTAGCAGCAGAAGCAGTAACATCTCGCGCAGCAGAACTTGCAAACGCAACAGCAATATCAGATGAAGAAACTCGTGCAACTGGAATTGAATCTGGTTTACGTACAGATGTTGACGCTAACTTAGCATCTATCAACAGCATTATTAGTAATACTGATCCAGACGCATTGGATTCATTGACTGAAATCGTAACTGCATTCCAGGATGCTGATTCAGATATCAATGGTGCAATTACTGCATTGGCAGCAACGGCTTCAACAGATCGCGCAGCGATTCGTACTGAGTTCGCATCAGCAGATGGTGTACTAACAACTAACTTAGCAACTGAAGTATCTCGTGCAGTAGCAGCTGAAGGTGTTCTTACATCAGCAGTAGCAGCAGAAGCAGTAACATCTCGTGCAGCAGAACTTGCAAACGCAAATGCTATATCAGCAGAAGCAACTACAGCACGTGCAGCAGAACTTGCAAACGCAACAGCGATCTCAACTGAAGCATCTACAGCCCGCGCAGCAGAATCTGCAAATGCAACAGCAATCTCAACTGAAGAATCTCGTGCAGTAGCAGCAGAAGGTGTTCTTACAACAGCAGTAGCATCTAACGCAACAGCGATCTCAACTGAAGCATCTACAGCCCGCGCAGCAGAATCTGCAAATGCAACAGCAATTTCAGACGAAGAAACTCGTGCAATAGCAGCAGAAGGTGTTCTTACAACAGCAGTAGCATCTAACGCATCGGCTATCGCAGCAAATGTAACAGATATCGCAGCAAATGTAACAGATATTGCAACTAACGAAACAGCGATCGCAGCAGAAGCAGTAACCGCTCGTGCAGCAGAACTTGCAAACGTAAATGCTATATCAGCAGAAGCAACTACAGCACGTGCAGCAGAACTTGTTCTAACTGACGCAGTAGCAGCAGAAGCAGTAACATCTCGTGCAGCAGAAGGCGTTAACGCAGCAGCAGCAGCAACTAACGCAACAGCAATCTCAGACGAAGAAATTCGTGCTACATTAGATGCAACTACTAAAGCAAATGAAGCTCAGGTAGCGGCGATTGCATCAGCAGAAGCTAAGGACGTTGCTCGTGCAGTAACATCAGACGCAGCAGACGTAGCAGAAGCAGCAACGCGTTTAGCGAATGATAATACATTACAAGATAACATTAACGCAGAAGCAGTAACATCTCGTGCAGCAGAACTTGCAAACGCAAATGCTATATCAGCAGAAGCAACTACAGCACGTGCAGCAGAACTTGCAAACGCAGCGGTATCAGCAGCTAACTTAGTTGAAATGACATCTACACAATCAGGTGCTGGTTTAGCAACTGACGGTACTTATGTTGCTCCAACTACATCAAACTTCCACGATACAGCTACATCTCTTGCAGATGCAGATATGAAGATTGATGCAGCAGTTAAAGCAGAAGAAGTTGCACGCATTGCAGCAGATTCAACTCTAACATCTAACTTGGCAGCAGAAGCAACTACAGCCCGTGCAGCAGAACTTGCAAACGCAGGCAATATCACAGCAGAAGCAACTCGTGCAGCCAATGCAGAGTTAGTTAACGCGAACGCAATTAGTGGTGTAGCAGATGATCTAGTAACAGAAGCAGCAACACGTTTAGCAGATGATACTACTCTACAGGGTAATATTGACTCGTTGACAGCAACTGTAAACAATGTTATCTCTAACACTGATGCAGCAGCACTTGATTCACTTACAGAAATCGTAAGTGCATTCCAAGACGCAGACACTGATCTAACTACGTTAGTAACTGGCAACGCAACAGCAATCTCAGACGAAGAAGTTCGTGCATTAGCAGCAGAAGGCGCTTTGTCGAGTGCATTATCAACAGAAGTTGATGACCGTATCGCAGGTGATTCAGCAGCAACTACCGATCGTGGAGCAATTCGTAGTGAATTTGCAACAGCAGATACAACTCTACAATCTAACATTGATACTAAGTTGGCATTATCTGGTGGAACAATGACTGGCAACGTTGCTATGTCAGGCGGATTGGTAACTGGATTAGGAACAGCAACACTTCCGGGTGATGCAGTATCTAAAGCAGTACTAGATGCAGCTATATCAGCACAAGATATGTCTCTTTATACAACAGACGATCTAACTGAAGGTTCATCATTATACTTCACAGATGCACGCGCACGCGCAGCATTGAGTGTTGTAGATACGGCTGGTAACGGATTAGCAGCATATGATTCGGCAACAGGTGTTATCACTATTGATACTAACGAATCAGTATTAGACTTAACAGATGTATCAGATGTTGATTACACTGGTAAGGCAGAATACGTTCTAGCAGTTAAGCAAGACTTATCTGGTATGGAACTTGTAGATCCACTAACAATCTTCGTAAGCAATGGTCGTCAGACTATCGCTGGTGACGGTGTTGCAACTACATACGCATTAACTATTGACGCGTCACAAGCGCAAGCAATGGTATTCGTAGGCGGTGTTATTCAAGATCCATCTACTCACTATACTATCGATGATAGTGCATCAACAATTACTTTCGTATCAGCAATTCCAACTGACACACAGGTAGTTGTAGTTTCACCACAGGCTGGATTAGATCCAGTATTGATAGATGGTCAGGTTACTTCTGAGAAACTTGCAGGAAACATCAAAGCCTTCACACAAGGAATAGACGTTTCAGCAGGAACATCTGGTAATGTTGTAGATACGTTTGACGGTACTGCTCATCGTTCAGCTAAGTATGTTATCCAAGTTAGTGATAGCGTATCAGGTGAATACGAGACTCGTGAAGCATTAGTTATTCATGACGGTACATCAGCATATATCACTGAATTCGCAATGGTTTACACTGGCGCTTCATTGATTGGTGATGCTTCTGTGGCAATGAACGGAACTAACGTTGAATTGACATATACTACTGATTCAGTTACTGCATCGGTTAAAGTGATCTCTACTTACATCGACGTATAATCGTTAATGTAGTAGTTTAAATACTACGACTGAAAGAAGAAAAACGCCCGCATAACGTGGGCGTTTTTATTTGTAAATTTTATTTGTAAATAACAATTAACATGGTATAAATACTACTACTACAAATGTTAGTAAGATCTAGCGAGTTGTTAAACAAAGGAATTTCAATATGTCAAGAAAAATTAAAAAGAATGGTGTAATGACAAGTGTGTCATTAGATAAGAACAAAAAATATAAGTACGATGCAACAGGTGATTTAGTTGAATCAACTGGAACATTAGGCGATAACGAGATTTCTATATCTGGGTCTAAGTCATCGCTTCGTAGAGCAGCAGATATGGAACGTAACATTTCTATCTTAGCGACTACGATGTTGACAACCGATAATGGCGCAGGTATAGATTCGCCAGCAGAAGTAAAAGCAGCAGCAGCAACAGATGCAACGACTAAAGCAAATAATGCATTGGTATCAGCAAAAGCATATGCAGATCAAGCAGAAGCAGATGCAGAATCAGCAGCAAGTTCAGATGCGACTAGTAAAGCAAATAATGCAAAATCACAAGCAATTTCATCAGCAGCAAGTGATGCGACTACTAAAGCAAACGCAGCATTGGTATCAGCAAAAGCATATGCAGATCAAGCAGAAGCAGATGCAGAATCAGCAGCAGCATCAGATGCGACTACTAAAGCAAATAATGCAAAATCACAAGCAATTTCAGCAGCAGCGAGTGATGCGACTACTAAAGCAAACGCAGCATTGGTATCAGCAAAAGCATATGCAGATCAAGCAGAAGCAGATGCAGAATCAGCAGCAGCATCAGATGCGACTACTAAAGCAAATAATGCAAAATCACAAGCAATTTCAGCAGCAGCGAGTGATGCGACTACTAAAGCAAACGCAGCAAAGACAGCAGCAATTGCAGCAGTAACTAATGGCGCAGGCGCAGCATTTGATACTTTAGTTGAAATTCAGAATGCAATGGCAACCGATTCGGAACTAAGTTCAGCGATCTCAAGTGTTACATCATCAGCAGCGGCAACAGCATCGGCAGATGCAACTTCTAAAGCAAACGCAGCATTGGCAGCAGCTAAAGTATACGCAGATGCAAATGACGCAAATACTAATACATGGCGTGGTATTTCAAATAGTGTAACATCAACTAGCACGTCTATATCTGCATCATCTGCCGCTGTGAAAGCAGCTTATGATCGGTCTTGGCCTGATACCAACACCACTTACTCTGTGGGTGACGGAGGCTTAACGCAGATCAACTTTACATCTGCTGATCATACTAAGTTAAATGGTATAGAGACAGGAGCTACAGCAGATCAAGATTTGTCAGCACTAGCACCAAAGGCTAGCCCAACACTTACTGGAACAGTCAATAGTCCGGGGTACTTTACCACTTCCTCATCTGCACATACTTTCACTACCCCACACGGTAATATCACCCTTGGTCCTGGAAATTCCTCTTGGGGGCATATACAAACTGACCGTGGCCTGTTCTACATGAACAAAAGCGTTCATATTAATGGCGGGGTCTACAAATACACTGGTGGTGCTGAATACTGGCACCCCGATAACGACGGTTCTGGCTCTGGCTTAGATGCTGATTTATTAGATGGAGTTCATGGTTCAAGTTACTTCCGTAGTGATACGGGTGTTATAAACCTACGAGCTACATCTAACGCTGGCCCTTGCTTAATAAACTTCTCCGATAATATACCAGCAGAAGGCCAGAACGGAACTATAGCATACGTTCACTCAGACGGCAGTAGTTACGGATCTGGTAATGCATTCAAGGTATACGGTACGGAAGCCTCAATGAGCTTTCATGTTGCTGGAACTGGCTTGTTTACAGGTAACGTTACTGCGTATTACTCAGATGAACGCCTAAAGGACTTTGAGGGAACTATACCTAACGCCCTAGATAAGGTTAAGCAACTTAACGGTTACTACTACAAAGGAAACGATGTAGCAGCAACGTTCGGTTACGACACTGAAGAGCGTCAGGTAGGTGTATCAGCCCAAGAAGTTGAAGCGGTGTTACCAGAGATCGTAGTGGATGCAGCTATTGGTGAAGGGTATAAGACCGTCCAATACGACAAACTTGTACCTCTACTCATCGAATCTATTAAAGAACAACAGACTCAGATAGATGAACAGCAAGTTCAGATAGATGAACTCAAGGCTCTAGTAGGAGGTGCGTAATGGCTTTACAAACCTCTGGAGAAATTAGATTCTACAGATTGCTGCTCACTTTGGAGGCGTAGGTTCCCACTCGTTATCTGAGTACCATGCCTTAGCAGGTAAAGGTGTCTCAGGTATACCATCATCTGGTTCTATTAGATTCAATAATTTCCACGGCAAGAGTAATCAGGTGACTACAAGCGTTTGGGTTAGTAGTGGGCATAATGAGTCCACTTTCCAAGAGCTTGCGTATACAAACCCATATACACAAGGTTACTGGACGTGGGCTAAGGATATGTATTCTTTTGCCATATGGGACTATCCTGGAGTTGCAAACGTTAGTTACCACAGAAATAACGTTTCAGGTTCTTTAAGAGTTTACTCACATACGATAGGAACTCGTCTCTATCAAAGAGGTTCTTACGCTTATCAGATAGGGTCTGGAACCAATGTATACTGGTTAAGAGTGTCTGATTATGTAACCTCTTGGGTAGACACTTCAGGCTACCAGAATCAAACCACCACAGCACAGATTTCAACTTAAACTAAGTTGTTAACATATATAAATAATGCATAAATACCATTACGTTAGTAAGATCTAACGTTTTTTTCGCGAAAAAGGAAACATAATATAATGGCACAAAAAAGATTTTTAATAGATGCAGGTTTTGAAACTAATGCAGATTCAGTAATCACTGGTAATTTAACAGTTGATACGGTTTTATTAGACGGACAAGACTTAGCATCAGCAATTGCATCAGCATCAGGCGGCGCAGTAGCACAATCAGTAAGCAAATCAGGCGACACCATGACAGGTGATCTAACTATGTCTGCTCATATCATACCTTCAATAGATTCAGACGGAACTACTGGTTATGACTTAGGTTCACCAACAATGAAATGGCGTGACCTTTACCTATCAGAAGGTTCACTTTATATTGATGGACAGAAAGTTATCGAATCTAATTCAGGTACGATCGTTGTTCAGGCTGATGTTAACCAATCGTTGACTACACAGGTAACAGGAACTGGTGTATTGACACTAGCATCTGCATCAACTGTTAACGTTGCAGCAACTCTACAAATGGCTTCTGGTAAGAAAATTACAGATGCAGACGGAACAGCAGTTAAGTTTGGCGATAAAGTTGATATGGATAATAACCAAATCATCAACTTAGCAGCACCAACTGAAGATGGACATGCAACCAACAAAACTTATGTAGACGCAGCAATCAATGGTCTTATTAACGGCGCACCTGGCGCATTAGATACACTAAACGAATTGGCTACCGCACTTGGCGATGATGCTAACTTCGCTGCTACAATCACCAATAGCATCTCAGTAGCGGCAGACGGCGCAACAATTAAAGCAGACGCAGCAGAAGCAGCAGCAATAGCAGCAGCAGCATCTTATACAGATACAGCAATTACTAACAATGTTGACTTCACTGGTTACGCACAAGAATCATATGTAGACACAGCAGAAGCAGACGCAGTATCAGCAGCAGCAACAGATGCAACTACTAAAGCAGATGCAGCACAATCAGCAGCAGCAACAGATGCAACAACTAAAGCAGACGCAGCACAATCAGCAGCAGCAACAGATGCAACAACTAAAGCAGACGCAGCACAATCAGCAGCAGCAACAGATGCAACTACTAAAGCAGACGCAGCATTAGTATCAGCAAAATCATACGCAGATACAGCAGAAGCAACAGCAGCAAGTGATGCGACTACCAAAGCAAATGCAGCACAAGCAGCAGCAATTGCAGCAGTAACTAATGGCGCAGGCGCAGCATTTGATACTCTAGTTGAAATTCAGAATGCAATGGCAACCGACGCAGAACTAAGTTCAGCAATCTCAAGTGTTACTTCATCAGCAGCAGCAACAGCATCAGCAGACGCGACTACTAAAGCAGACGCAGCAGAACTAGCAGCAATTAATGCAGCAGAATCTAAAGACGCTACTCGTGCAGCAACAGCATCAGCAGACGCGACTACTAAAGCAGACGCAGCAGAACTAGCAGCAATTAATGCAGCAGAATCTAAAGACGCTACTCGTGCAGCAACAGCATCAGCAGACGCGACTACTAAAGCAGACGCAGCAGAACTAGCAGCAATTGCATCAGCAGAAGCAAAAGACGTAGTACGTGCATCAGCAGCAAACTCATATGCAGACGCAGCAG